CAGTTCGCAAACTTTTCCAATTTTTCATGAGGACTAAAAAAAATGGCTAGGAAACAGGTTGATGGACGGCCAGAATTGACCCTGGAAGCGGTTGCAAAGCATTTTGGGGTGTTGAGGCCTGCCGTAATGATTTGGAAGCGACAAATGGTTGCAGCGGGCCTTCGTTGGGTGTGTTTTCAAGAGATTGCAAACTGGCGACAAACAAAAGCCGAAGAAGTTAGTCCAACCGACCTGAACGCGCTCAAAAAACAAAAGCTGGAGCGCGAAGTGAAGCGGCTGGACCTGCGCATCGCCGAAGACGAGCGCAAGCTGATCCCGGTGGACCAGGTCGAGGAGCAGGCGCAAACCGCCGGTGCGATCCTGTGCAGCGAGGGCAAAGCAATGATTGGCGACCTTCCGGGACAGCTTGCGGGGCTGCCTGAGGTGCAGATCCGACAACGACTAGAAACGCGATGGAATCAACTGTTGGCCAACACCAAAGCGCGCCTGCGAGCGGTGGCGCTCGGGGGCTCTTTGCCGGACTTGACCGAGGGCTGACGCTCCCTTTTGCCGGGGATCCCTTGGATTGGATGGAATCGCATGTGCGGTTCCCACATTCCGCGCGCTCGACTCATTTTGACCGGTGGCAGGCGCCATGGTGGAATGACATTATCCGGGATTTTTGCGACCCAGAGTGCCGGCAGATTTACATTCGCGCGTGCACTGGTGCGGGCAAGTCTACCCTTTTGGAAGCGCTAATGGCGTGGATTGTGGCGCAAGAACCGGGGCCAACGCTAAGCATTACACAAACGGATCAGACAAGCGCCGAATGGTTTGCGACGCGGCTCCTGCCCGTGTTGCGCGCGTGTAAACCGTTGGATTCGTTGTGGCCGACAAACCGACACGCCATCCAAAAAGCCATGTGCAATTTTCCTCACATGGCGTTGTTGCTAGGGGGCGCGAATGTTAGCAACGCGCAGGAAAAATCCGTGCAGCATCTGTTTCTGGACGAGTGCTGGACCTATAGTGACCTCATCCAGCAATTTAAGCGCCGCCTTCACGACCGCTGGAACGGCAAGACGGTTTTGGTGACACAGGCGCATGAGTCTCCGCATGCGCTGGATGCGGAGTGGACCGCGGGTCGCCAGTGGGAATGGGTGCATGACTGCCCTGGGTGCCGCAAAATGGTGCGGCCTAGTTGGTTGGACATAAAATACGATGACGCTAAGCGCGAAGATGGCACCTGGCACTGGGCGGGTGTGGTGGCAAGTGTCCGGCATGAGTGCCCGCACTGTGGTCACCGAACAGACGACACCACAGCAGCTCGGCGTGCGCTTTCGATGGCGTCGTACTGGCACGCGGAAGGCGGGCAAGAGTACATCGCGGGACATGTTTCCCGCTGGATTCCAGCGTTTTCAGTTTGGTGGATCAAGTGGAGTGATCTAGTGTTGCAGTGGCTAATGGCGCATGAATCAAAACAAAATCATCAGCTTCAACCGTTAAAGGATTTTAGATTGCAACGGCTTGCACAAGTTTGGACGGATGAATTGGATTTACCAGTTGTGACGCTTGAAGCTGCAAATTATGAATTGCATCATTACGCTAAAGGCGAAAAAATTGACGGCGAGGCCGCACGCATGATGACCATTGACGTGCAAAAAGATCACTTTTGGATTGTGGTGCGCGCGTGGCGCAGCGACGGCACTTCCCGGTTGATTTGGTGTGGGAAACTGCATTCAACCGAAGAGCTTAAAATGCTACAAACTAAACTTCAAGTTGCGCACAACCGCGTATTCCTTGACGCTGGAGGTATTTACAATTCGCGCGTGCTGGATTATTGCGCTCGCAATCGTTGGCTCGCGTTAATGGGCAGCCAATACGACAGTTTCAAAATCAAAGGCGTGAGGTGTTTGTATGCGGACTGGGAACCGCAAGCGGCGCCAACGGTGCGAAATCATTTAGGTAAACCAGTAGACGTGATGCGCATGATGTGGGCGTCAGATTCAATCAAAGACATCCTTGCCAATTTGCGAAACATAGGCGCTCCAACTTGGGAGTTCCCAAAAGATGCAACTGAGTACATGCGACACCTAAACTCCGAGCGCAAAATTCAAACGGTTGACGCCGCGACAAAAAAAACGCGCACTCGTTGGCGTCAAATAGGATCACGCCCAAACCACATGTGGGATTGCGAAGCCATGCAAGTAGCGGTTGCGATCCGTATGAGACTCATTCCCGAAGTCACGACGCTTGCGGACATTGCGGACGAGGTGGAAGCTGAAAAGCAAACACCGTCAGGCGGTTAAACACTGACGGTGTGGAGCTTGTGATTCATGCAGGCATTTCCATTGGCCTAGTCGCAGGATCTCCCTGCGCACCACTCAAGCGCGTGCATGGTGTGGTCTTGCGTTTGGCTTGTCAATATGTTAGGCGTCCTAAATGATCCGCCTGATCGTTGGAGTTTTAATGGAGCGCGACATCGCAGAACTGCGAATGCTGCGGGACGGCGCGTTCACCGTGGCTGTGCCGACAAACGGACAAGGGACGCTCATTTCGTCTTCAATTGACGGGCAGTCATTCACTTTCAGCCTCCCAGGACAAGCGACTTTAACACCTTTGCAAGTGGCTATGTACGCTCAGCTTGCAATCGAAAATAAACAAGCTGGGCTTTGTAGGCCAGTAACGCAAACCCGCGCTTTCTTTGTATGAAACTTTTTCACAAAATTAAGAAAGCGTTAGGGATAGGCGCACATTCCGGGTACATTTCCGGAGGCTGGGACTCATACCGGCGCTCACGACTTGTAGAAGGTGGCGTGTGGGGGCAGCCTTATTGGCAGAACCACACGCAAGGTTGGCAGAAAGAGGTTCCCGTAGGTGAATGGCGCACAGTCATTTCCGCGGCGCGCAAACTGTATTGGAATTGCGGCGTGGTGAATGCGGCGATTGATCAAAAGGCACTCCTAACTTGTGGTGGCGGCGCATTCCGCCCCATCTTTACGGGCGCTAATAAAGAATGGGGGAAGCGGGCAGAGGCTTGGCTGCTGGACTGGATGCAAATAGCCTATGTAGACGGCGGATCATGGTGGGACGGGCTTATGCTGGAGTGCATCGCCATTGACCGGGACGGCGACTGCCTGACAATACTCACGCAAACTCCCGGGGGATTTCCGCAGCTTCAACTGGTTCCATGGCATCAAATTGGAAGCCGAACCGGGGATGACCGTGTGCCGGATGGGCGGTACAAAGGGGCGCGTGTGCACAACGGTGTAGTGCTTAACCGGTTCAACCGTCCAATGGCGTTTAGTTTAATGGGCGAGACGACGGACGATGACCGCTACGTGCCTTCAGGGAGTGCGCAGCTTTCAAAAGATCCGCGAGAAATTGATCAGGTGCGCGGCATCTCCGCGTTTGCGCCGGCGATTATGGACCTGAGGGACTTAGCGACGCTGGGCGATAACATCAAAGCCGCGTCAAAACTGGCGTCGTCCCTTGGGCTTATCGTTCACAACGATACAGGCATGGCTGACCCGTTGGCGATGGCGTATACTGCGGACGCTGTGCCGCAAAACATGGGCGGCGTTCGTTTGGAAGCCGTACAGGGCGGGCTTGTGCAATACTTTCAAGCGGACAGCGGTTCAAAGGTTGAGCAGCTTGACGCCACGGTGCCGACGGAGGCGCAGGACCGCCTTCAAGAGCGATTGATCCGCAACGCACTGTTGGCCGCCCAGTGGCCGCCGGAGTTTGGATGGGATATGTCTAAACTCGGTGGTGCTTCCGCGCGAATCATCCTTGAACAAGTCAACCGGGTGACCTCTGATCGGCACCAATACCTTTCGCAGCAGTGCAGGCGCCGGTGCGCTTACGCCATTGCGCGCGCCGTGGAGTTGGGGCTGTTGCCCGCTTACGATGGCGCCGACGCAGACCGCGGGGGCGCGTATCAGTTCCGCTTTACCCAGGCGCCCCAGTTGACCGCGGATGCCGGATACGCAAACCGCGACGCCATTGAGGCTTATCGCGCCGGGATGCGCAGCATGACGGACATTTTGAGTAGCGGCAGCAAGACCCTGGACCAACACCTCGACGAAGTGGAGGCCGAGGAGGTCGCCATCCGCGACCGGATGCAGCGCAGTAACCTCCCACGGGAGGTGTTCGGACTTTTGACGCCCAACGGCAACCCGCAACCATCAAATCCGCCCGCAGAATGAAACACCGTCGAAACACCCATTTAATTGAAGCCGTTTACCATCGCCCCTGGTTTATCACGCCCGGCGGCTACAGCGCGGTTCGCCAGCTGGTCGAACGCAAGCTTAACGGTGACGGCGAGGACTATATGGGCGAAATGCGCAAGCCTGAGCCCATGGAGATTGATGGCAACGGGATCGCGCATATTGAGGTCTGCGGGACACTTTGCCGGAACGTAGGCCCGCTGGAGGCCTGCTGTGGTGCCTACGATTACGAATGGCTTGAAGAAGATTTGGAGGACGCAATCAAAGCCGGAGTGCGCGGGATCATGATCGAAATGGATTCCCCAGGGGGATCCGCGGAAGGCTGCGCAGAAGCTGGCGACATGCTCGCTGACATCGCGCGCGTGGTGCCCGTGGTGGTGTACTCCGAGGGACAAGTGGCTTCCGCCGCGTACGCGATCGCGTGCAATGCCACCGCGCTGCACGGTTCTGCGTCGTCCACTTGGGGGTCGATTGGGTGCATCATTCCGTGGCAGGACCACGCCGAGGCCGACAAAATGGAAGGGCTTGCGTGGAACCCCGTGGTGAACGCTGGCGGGGTGCTCAAGGGCACTGGCCACGGACCCGTGCTTACTGCCGCCGAAAGAGCGAGTCTGCAACAGCTTGTGGACGATTCTTTTGACCTTTTCCGCGCGACGGTACTTCGCAACCGCGCTGTACCCGCTGAAGCCATGACAGGCGGTTTGTATTTGGCGCCCAGGGCTTTAGGTTTTAATTTGCTGGATTCAGTTGCGACTGAACAGACCGCTTACGACGATCTTTTGGCGCGTGTGTAAAAAAATTGAACACTGGGTCTAGCACCCTGTTTCTGTGTGTATTATTTTTGTACACATGGAGGTTCCAAAAACACTCGCTGAGGCACTAAGCGCGCTTGATGCTGCGCGAGTTGATGCCGCCGCGTTTGACGCGTTGACCGTCGAACATACCGCGCAGCTGGCTGCGCACGCTCAACTGGCTGAGCGATTCAACACGCTTTCCGCTCAATTTGACGCGCTTAAACTGCGCGCCAATGGCATGGCGGCCGAACTGGACGCCGAGCGCGCCAAGCAGGCAACCGCAGCGCAGCAAGCCAACACGGCGCTTGCGTCCCTTGGCGTTGAACCCGTGGCAATTACGCCCGAATCGCCAACTGCAACCAAATCCGAATTGTGGGCGCAATACAACGCGCTTTCGCTTGTTGAACGCAACGCGTTTTATGCCAAGCACAAAGACACTTTGACGAAGTAAACCCCAACACAACAGCACCATGAGCAACACGATCGCCGGGGCGTACCTCGCCCAAATCTCCCAAATGAGTCTACCTAGCTTGACCGCGCTTTTTGCGCCGGTTCAGGCTTTTACCACGGACTTCTCCGACGACATTTCCGGCACTGGAGAATCCGTCACCACGCGTTACGCTGCAAACCCAGTCGCGGCAGACCTTTCCAGCGGTTTTACGCCGTCGGATGTGTCCATGACGGCCAAAACCATTTCGCTGTCCAATTACTTTGGATTTGTGGCGGCGTTTACGGACGTTGAACGCTCCAAATCCCTCATTGACCTGCCCAGACTTTTTATTGAGCCCATGTTGCAAGCCATTGGCACCAAATTTTTTGCAACCGTTTGGGATTTGGTAACGGAAGCCAATTTTGCCACCTACTACACCTCAACCGCCGCAAACTTTGATCGCTCTGATTTGATCGACATTAGCGCCACTCTTACAGGCACCCTCAAAGCGCCCAAGATGGACCGCGCTTTCCTTTGCGACACGTCTTTTTATGGCGCACTCCTTAAAACGCTCAACAGCGCTGAGTTCCCTGGCGTAATTGCCGAAAAAACCGAAGGCTTTGTGCCGCGTGTTTCCGGTTTGGACATTTACCAATCCAGCGAAATTGACGGCAACAGCGAGTACCTTGGCGGTTTCGCCGCGCACAAGTCCGCGTTGCTGTTTGCTGGTCGCCGAGTCAATGCCGACGGCGCCGCGCAAGCTGGTGTTGAAGTGGCTGATGTGGTGGTACCTGGTTTGAATCTGCCCGTGCAATTCCGCCGCTGGTACAGCCCCAACGATGGCCAGTTGCGCATTTCCTGCGGGCTGCTCTGGGGCGTCGCCAAAGGTACCGGCATGGGTGTTCGTGTGGTGACCCAGCACGCTTAATTTGTCGTCATAGGCAAAGCCCGGGGTGCTAATTGTAGCGCCTCGGGCTTTTGTGCAAACCCTGATTATGATCAAAGTCGTATTGGTAATCCAAGATCGCGGAAAAGGGCCGGAAATTGTGTACGCGGGCACTTCAACCGAGGAGGCGCAAATTGTATACAAAACGCAAGAACTGCTTCCCGGGGAGCGCATCGCAATTTACTACAATCCTTCGCCAGATCTGTATCGCAAACAACCGCAAGCTGTTCGTGGCAAATGAGCACCTTCCTTGACATCACCCGAAATGCTTTGGGCGCTGCATTGGCGTTCATGGAATCGGATGTTGTTGAGTACAAAGGCACCACGGCTGTTTGTGTGGCGCAGGAAGAAACAACGCAAATTATGCGGTATGGCGGGTTTCGGGCTCATTTTACAGGGTTTGTGCGAGTTGCAAAAACCGGGTTTCCGGAACCCGTAAAAGGTGAATTGTTGACGCTTAACGGAACCGAATTGCGCATTGTGTCGGTAGACGAGTGTCCAATTTCATTCAAAATCAGTTTGGAGCAAGCTGACAAATGATTGATCTCCTCACATGTGAAGTGATTCGGGATGAAATTGCGCCTTCATTTGCAAGCTTTTACATTGGCCTTCCGCATGACAATGAAGAGATTCAATTCCCGGCAATTCTTATGGATTTGCGTGGCGATTCGGTAGTTGGATCCCCTTTGCAGCGTGGCACTTTAACCGCTGCCGTAATGCACCAAGCAGACGATTCAACTGTTGAGGAGCACATAGAAGCTGTTCGTGCGGTTCGCGATGCGCTTGCAAACGTCACTGGTTCAGGATCATCCGTTCAAATCTTCGGATCTGTACCAACTTCAAGCGAAACCGAAAACACAGAACGCATTTGGTCTACAAACCTAGCTTTCACCATGGGGTACGCCCCACAACTATAAACGCGCATGGCCACATTCGGAGTCACACACACATTTGGAGGAACCAACCCTGGCGGGTATTTGCAATCAAGCGAACAGACTCAAGAGGTTGAAGTTGCGACCATTAAAAATGCCGATGGGCGAGTGGCCGAGGCAATTCCCAAGCCTCGAAAGAAAACCACGGTGACCATTCGAAGCAAGGGTGAAGCGGTGCTTGCAACCGTTGGAAGCGGTTCTGAGTCAATGTCTTTGACTTCCATTTCTGCAAAATACTCTCAAACCAACGATGATTTTAGTTCTTCTGAAGTCACCTATCAATCCTTCGCCAACCTGTAAACGTTATGGCTTCTACCTTTGGAATTACCAAAATCACAGGAACGCTGATCAACAGCGTTGACGTTACGCATTCCGCGGAAACCAAGCAGCTTATCAATGCCTCTGGACAATTTGCCGCTGCGCGAAATGTGGACGATTCATTTCAATTTAGCGTGAGCGGATTTGGAGATCTTCCGTCAATTGCGGTGGGCGACAACAGCGGCGCGCCTGATGGCGTGTCCGGAAAAATTGTGATCACTAAAGTGACTTTGTCCGAATCCAACGACGATTGGAACAAGTGGAGTTACGATGGGACCGCATACGCGCACGCTTCGTAAAGCGTAAAACTTTAACAGATTATGCCAATCAGACCGGGACAAACTATCCACATGCTGCGGGATAACCTTCCGCCGCTTAAATCGCCCAATACCGACATGATTGCAGCCTGGCTAGGCTGTGGTGGTGCGCTTCTTGCCGAAAACAATTACGAAGACACTGTTGAGGAAGCGCCTGAGGGCACTAAACGCCAAGTAACATGGCTTGTTGATGATGCTGTAAAAGTAACGATTGGCGGCGAAACTGTTGGATTTGAAGAATTTCGCAAACGGTGGCTTTCGGATGCTTGGAGAAGAGACAATCCTGAAAACTGGATTTCCATTTTGAAAAGCGTTCGGGATAAAGCGGTTTGGATGAAAACGTGGATCAAGGAGCAGCTTCCCTGGATCAAAATCACCAAGGGGCAACGCTCGGTAGTATTCCATCCGCACTTGGACGAAACCCGCAAACGCAAACTTCTTGCAGGCCTATGAAACCGTTTACAGTTTCTTCGCATCGGAACCTGCTAAAACTTGGTGTCACGCTGTTCACGGATGCCACAACGGATCTTCCGCAATGGCAAATGGAAGAGCAAATCCTTGCGTTTGCGTGGGAGCGCACCATGCCAATTGAAGACGTCGTGCGCGCAATTGACGACGGATCTGCGTGGCAAAAGATTTTAGCGTGGGGCGATGCAATTGAGTTTGATCAACTCGGAGAATTTGTTGCCGAGATCAACAAAGTAGCCGAGCGTTTGCGCGCAAAAGTGGTGGAAGTGGTGCCGCGCCCGGGAACCGGTGATGAGCCGGGAGCTCCGGGAAACTGATTGCGCCAGGATGGGCAGCTTCGTTCATTTTGGTAATTGCCCGCGAAACGGGCTGGAGCGAAGCCGACATTCTGGCGCTACCAATGGAGACGGCGCTTGAGTATTATCACGCTGCCCTTTGGGCAAACGGAGCTTGGACGGTGCCGGTACAAGCGTCAGTGTCTGATCAACTTTTGAAACTTTCTCAATGGCGCCCGCCGCCCGACGAAGATGATTTCGATCAATGAAGCCCAGCTTGAATTTTTGTCCGCCACCATAACTAGGGTGGGTGAAGGGCTGTTGACAGGTGGGGTGGGTCTTCCGGTGCTCATGGCGGAATCATTTGCGGAATACATGCTTTATGTGCGAACGGTGACCCCGCCAGCAAAGGGTGCGCGCACAGTTGGATCCATCGATTTTAGTCGGGGAAAATTTGCAATTGATGTGGACCTTGGGCGTGCATTCATGGTGACCGCCCGGGGGGCAGTGATGACGCTAGTTGGGGGGCAACTGGTAACGCGTGCCGCATCAACTGCTGGCCGGATTGCAGCCGGAGCTGTGACCTCTGGCGCGGTGCGCGTTGGGGCGCGCGTTGGCAAAGCGCTTGGGCAGCGTGTAACGCGGTTTGCAGGCCGCCGTGCAGGCGTAAACGTCGCCCGTGGTGTTAGCCGGCAAATCACGACGCGCGCCCAACAAATCGCGCGCAAGACCGCGGAAACAAGCGTTAAGCAGGCCGCTGAAATGGCTGCAAAGGGAATGGGTGAGGCTGAGTCATGGTACGAATCAAAACGCGGATCTGGCGGCCGATTCCGCGGCACCCAACGCATAACTATTGATGTTGGGGACTTTACGAGGTTGCGCGCAAAAAAGCACGCGCTTGTTGGCACGTTGCAAGCCGGATGGAATGCCGCCACGGAGCGATTCGGCATGCGAGCGCCGAGTTGGATTGCGTCCAAACGTGGAAGCGGACGTGTGATGGTAAAGCGTTCAATGGCTGAGTATAGCGTAACGGCCGAAAACACCACGGATTTCGCTGGCGGCATTGAAGGAATGCAATCACGCTTGAATTACGCTGCCCGCCGGGTGGCTGCAAACATGGAAGCGCGTGCTGGCGCAATTGCTGAACGCGCGTTAAAATCGGCCATAACATGAGCGCTGTAGCACAATTAGCTTTGGACGTTCGCGGGTTTCTTGCCGGGTGTGATTTGGCCAAGCAGGCGGTTGGAAGTCTTCGCCAGTCAACAGTGATGACCGATGGTGACAACGGATTTATTCGGCTGCAATCGGCTGCAATCGCCTTGGGGGCAACTGTTACTGGGCTCGCAGTGGCGATGTACAAGGGCACTATGAGCGCAATCAGCTTGGGTTCTAAGCTGACAGAAGTTGCTTATGACGCGGGACTTTCTGCTTCTGAGACGCTAAAGCTGCAAAGCGCGTTGGTAGATTTTGGCGGCAAGGCGGATGAAGCGGTGCCTGCGACGAAAACTTTTATTGAAGCAACACGCGATCTTTCAAAGGTTTCGCCAGAATTAAAAACCGCGCTTGAATCTGCGGGCCTTGGTTTTGACAAGCTGGCACCAATGGGCGTGCTCGAGCGCATGAAAGCGGTTGGCGCTGCTATTGACGGGATGCGGAACCCCGTTGAACGCGCGCGCGCTGCTGCGCAAGCGTTTGGTGCATCGGGGCTTAGCATGGTGGAGGCGCTGCGTCCCGGAAACATGGACAGCGCAGCGGTTGCGATTGGAACACAGGCGCAACTTTTGGAGCGCAACGCCGGAGTGTTTGCGCGCGTGTCGCAACTCTTGGGCGTCCAGGGATCTTCGTTTGCCAGTCTGGCGCAATATGCGAGCCAGAAGATACAAGGGTTGTTTGTCGGCATTGCATCTGAGGTTGCGCCGCAAATACTTGCGGTGCTAGAAGCTTCCCGCACTGGTGGCGCAACGCTTGCGGATTCAATTCGCAAGTTTTCGCCAGCGCTGGCGCCGTTGGCAGATTTGGTAGACCGCTTGGTGCGGTTTGATTTTGCCGCCATTGGGCAACAAATTGGGGCAGGAGTGGCCATGATTGCACAAGCGGTTCGGTCAGGGGATTTTGCAAGATATTTGGAATTGGCTTTTGATGTTGCAGTTGAAAATTTTTCTGCAAAATTCAATGCGGTTTTAATTGGATTTCAATCTACTTTCCAAGCACTTACTGCTGACATCGATTTGTCGCCAATTTGGCAAGGCGCAGGCATGGCGCTTAAAGGTGTTGCGCTTTTGTTTGTTTCAACAATTGGAAGTAGCCTATTGCAAGTATTCATCCAAATTTTTAACGGGGATTTATTTAATAAAATTGGTTCAATTTTTGAAAATTTAATTAGCGGTTTTAATTTGCAACCAATTCTTGATGGCGTTGGGAAAACATTGCAAGGCATTGCAAGTCTTTTTGTTGCGACAATAACAAATGGATTGATTTTATTGATGGCAAATTTGCAAAAACAATTCCCTAAAATATTTGAAGCAACTGGTGGAATTGATGCATTAAACGGATTGCTTAACGATGTGGCAAAATCTAAAAAAGAAGGCGTTGCTGCTATAAAAGAAGGTTCTTCAATAACTTCCGCTGGATTCAAAACAAATTTAGATGCTATTCAAAAGGGAATTAGCGGTGTAAATATTGGCGAAACGTTAAAAAGTGCTTTTGAAAAAACTGAAGCTAAGAAAAAAGAAGGGGCTGACATTTTTGGCGCAGGATCAGAAATGTTCGCGTCCGGCTTGCGATCAAATTTTGACGCGATTCGAAAAAATGTTGGTTCAATTCTTCCTGCTTTTCAAAGCGGATATTTGTCTGCTCCTGAAGCAGATACATCATTGCAAAGTGATGCAATGGCGGAAATTGAATACAAAACGCGCAAAAATGCAGTGAATTTATTTAATCGCGCGCAAAACCTTTTTGCGACACCTGGCGTGCGCACGCCTGAAATGCAAGCACCTGCTGTGCAAGCCGCTGCCCGCGGTGCGCTTGGGCCTATGTCATTTGAATACGTGTCTTCGCTGACAAAAGTTGGTGGAAACATGTTTGGGCCCACCATGGGCGGTGATGCATTGCAAATGCAACGCCAGCAGCTAGCTGCGCAACAGGCGCAAGTGGAGAAGCAAAACCAGACCAACGTCATTTTGCTTCAGCTTCGCGAAAAGCTAGGATCAACTTCAGCTTACCAATAAATTATGGCGCACCTTGTAAGCAGTTCGAATACAAAAGATTCCAAAGGGTTTTTAACAACCGAGGAAGTCTGGGAAGCGTTTGATGGTGAAATAACTCCAGACTCTGCGGCTCGAAATTGGACGCAAACATATGCCGATGCCAAATGGACTTTGCGTCAAACTTTTACGGACGAAACCGGAGGAGGAGGTGGAGAGCCACCGACGTATCCAGAAACTTGGAGTCTTGAAATTAGCACTGGTACAGAACCAATTGAATCACATCCCCAATTTTCAGGTTATTTTAGCGATGAACAATGGGCCTCGTACCATAAATGGCGTATTGGTCAACCTGATCCAAAAACATGGACTCCAGGGACGCAAATGGGGTCCCGCGGTCAAATTTTAGAAAATTTCATAAACAAACAAATGACTACTTTTTATGCGCCAAAAATAGTGGTACGCCACACGTACACAAGCACCATTAAACCGACTTTGGCCGCTGTTGGTTCGCGTAATTTTCCAAGTTTTGCAACTGGTCTAACTCCCTCAGGCATAGACTTTATTATCACCGGTGCAACCTGCACGCAAGATGGGCTTTTGTATCGCATTGCATATGAATGGCTTGGGAGCGCGCCTGGAGGATGGAGCACATTTCTTTATCCGTAAAAAATGGACCTTCCAGATATCCAACGCGGGATGGCCATTATGGCCGAGCACATTCAGAAACTTGTGCAAGAGATCCGCTCAAACGCGATCACTTCCGTGATTGGTGGCCAGTTTAACCGCACACGTTCAGGGACTTCTATTCAGATTGATCCAACTACGTTTGGCGGCGGCGGTGGCACGCCCGAGCCTTATTGCGCTTACAAAATCACCAATGCAAGCGCTGAAGGCAATTTGATGGTTTTGGTGCCATACATGGTTATAGCCGGTAAAGTGCCGCAGGGAATGGTGCTAGGAGAGGACTATTTATTGAGCGTAACCGGGACAGGCCGCGTGTATGCGTCTATCAAATTTGATTTGACCACGTTAAACGTGGTGGATGCCGCGGATGCCGTCACGGTGTTTTTTGCAGAAGGCGCGCCGCTTGCAAATACAAGCGATACCCAATACGAGGTGCTTGCAGCTGTGATTGTTACA